AAATATACTCGAGGAAGAGGCCCTTGTCGATTTGTGTATATAAAAAAAGCGATGAATCGCTCCATCGCTTCTAAGTTAGAATATCAATTTAAGCAGCTAAGCCGCAAAAATAAAATTAATTTAATTAACGCTGAGTTTACTCACCATCTGAATCTTCTGGACCCTCAGATTCAGGAGCTTCTTCCTCTCCACTCTCCGCTTCAGGCGTCTCCTCAGTAGACTCATCAACTTCTTCTTCGTCTGGAACTTCCATGTCAACTTCTTCTTCGTCTGGAACTTCCATGTCAACTTCTTCCTCTACAGGAATCTCTTCTTCAGGCACCTCCATGTCAACTTCTTCCTCGTCGACGACCTCCTCCTCTTCACAGTCCTCCTCTTCTGAAACTACACACTCAACTTCTTGACCAGCTTGGGTCTCTTCTTCTGTAGAATCATCATCGTCGCAACCTGAAAAGATTGCTGTAATTGTAATTAATAGTGCTAAAACTAATGCTTTTAATCTTGACATATTTATCTCCTTTTGTCATAAATCAATTAAATATGTATTTCTATAATATAATAAATTATAATTATTTTTATAATTATATTAAACAAAGGAGAAACAATGCCTATTAATTTAGACACAAAAAACATTTTAACGTTAATTAAAGACAACACTTTTCAAAAAATTACAGCTGTAGTTTTTTTATGTTCACTATTTTTTTACCTAGGTAGACTATCTATGCCGGAGTGTAGACAAGATGTTGTCTGTCATGATATTATTAAAGATAGAGACTTACTGTCACAGCAACTTGTCAAAGAAAGAACAAGTTGTCAAAAAGAAAAAGTAAGTGATCTTAAAAAATTGACAGAAAAACTAAATACAGATTGTGCAATGAGAGTTGACAATGCAATTGGTCACTGTGAATTTAGTGAAGATATTCACTGTCCAATTTGTGTTGCAAGAGGAGTGTGTCTACAATGATTAAAAATATTTTGCTAAGTTTAAGTTTAGTTTTAAGTATTACTAGTAATTTATTTGCACAGCCTTCAGTAATACCTGCAACATTGTCTATTTCACAAGAAAAACAAGAAGAGTCTTTAATAATTGAGCATAAAGACGTAAAGATTACAGTTGGTAAACTGGAAATATATGCACCTTTTATCTATCAAGGAGAAATTGCTCCTAAACAAGGTTATTTAATTGGAATAAAAGACACAGTTAGAATGAAAGATATAGTAACTGGTTGTCAAAATAGTTGTGACTCTTTAGTTGAAGTTATAAAAAGTAGTAATGAAGAAAAACTAGTGCAATGTCAAAAAAGATGTGATGAAAGAATAAATGTTATAACAAAGAAAAATGAAAAACTAATGCTAGAGGTGAAAATACTTGATAAAAGTTTAAAGTCTGAAAAACGGTCAAAATTTTTATGGTCATCGCTTTCAGCTACTGCAGGTGCAGGTTTAGGGATTTTAATATACCAAATTGTTAAATAATAAAGTTTTTCGTAATAATTATAAAAGTGCAACAAACTTAGGAGTTATAAATGGAAATGCAACCTAACTTAGTTCTTTCAATAGGAACAGTTCTCTCTGTTATAGGGTTATTTTATTCATGGCATAAAGATTCAAAGAAAAATGCAGAAGAAATGGCAAATCTAAAAGCAAGAGTAATAAACTTAGAAGATAAAGCAAAAATACAAGAAGGTGTACTGCAAGAGCTCTTAAGTTCAGTCCAAGAAATTAAAGTATTTTTAGCAAAAATAGATACAAAAATGACAATAATTGAAAAAGACATTAATAGTTTAAAAGAAAAGAATGAAAATAGTTAATATATAATAATATAAGACAATCAAGGAGAAAAACAGTGAGATTAACAGCTAATAATTTAAAAAGAATTATTTTGGAAGAAATGCACAACGTAAGACTAAATGAAAGTGCAATAGAAAGACCTGTAAGAATTACACCACAGTATTTAAATAGAATTATAAGAGAAGAATATGAAGCGCATCAGCAAAGACAAAGATTGTCTGAAGCACGTCGTTTAAGAAGAAGAAGAATAGCTGAAGCACGTCGACGTCAATCACAAAAATATTATTATTAATTTTTAAAAATAAGGTGTACATTTATTGAATTGTGTTTATTATATACCTGCATTTAATCGCGAACAAAAAATATTTAATTAAATGAAAGGATTAATAAATGCAATTATCACCAGAACAAGTCCAGTCAATTAACGTTTTACTTTCTGCTGTACAAGTGGCACAACGACGAGGTGCTTTTTCATTGCAAGATGCACACACTCTACAAGAAGCAGTTGATAGATTAGTGCCTAGAGAAGAGCAAGAGAGACAAGCAGAAGAGGCACAAGCTGCCGATGCAAGCGGTGATCAGGCTGAAGCAGTAGTTAGTTTACCAGAGACAGACGACGCAGACACACAACCTGCAGCTGACTCAGAGTAATTTTAAAAATAAAAAATAAAAACAAGTAATTAATTACTTGTTTTTGTAATATATAATAAACAGGCCTAGTGCAAACATAACAGCTGACCCCGCCAGCGCACTAGAATCATGCGGACAAGTTTATCACAGAAAGTGAGGAAGTTATGGCTACAAGAAGAAAGTCTACTCCTAAAAAGAAAAAAGAAGAACCAGTAGTAGAATCTCCTGTTGAAAAAGATGTTGAACCAGTTGCTGAACCAGTAGTAGAAAAGAAGGCTGCTAAGTCAGAACCTGTTTCTGCACCAGAACAACCAAGAACTGAAGAAGTGCCTCCTCCTGTCCCTGAAGAGCCTAAGGCAGAAGTTGAAGTCCCTGTAGCAGTTGCTGCTCCTGTAGTTGAGCAACAAGTTGTAGCAGAGCCTCGCATAAGCATTGGTTCTGTTGTTATGACTCCATCTGGCAAAAGATGTCAGGTTATAGGTCATGCAAAAGGCGGAAAACTAAAAGTTCAGAATTTACAAAATACTCGTAAGGTTTATGCATATGAGCCTTCACGTCTTTCACTGGCACAATAACTTAAAACAACATATAAAAGGAGATTTAAAATGCCAAAAATTAGACATATGGATACGAAAGGTCTTGTTCAAGAAAGCGGCGCCGGCGTAACCTTTGAGCAAGGACAAATTACTAAAACAATAAGTCACGTAACAGATACATTAACTCTTACAGCTGATGGTGCCACTGCATTCACACAATCTGCAACAAATAATTTACCTAAAGGCTGTAGAGTTTTAGGCTTTAAGGTCGAAGTTATTGAAGCCGGGAGCGTGGACTCAGCAATTTCAAAAATTGGACACAGTGGCGACTCTGATGCATTTATTGCAAATGTTGGTCTTAACAATAATACTGTAGGATCAAAGTCAGGATTTGCTTTAACAGAAACAACAGTTCTTGACGCAGCACGAAAACTTAAAGTAGAACACGCAGCAATTGCAGCTGGTGCAGGTAAAGCAGGTAAAGTAAGAGTTACAGCTTTAATTGAACAAGTTAGCTAATCAATAGGAGAATGTAATGAAAATTGAACTGTCAAATACTAAAGGTGCGGTTACATTCCTTGAAGGCTCAGACTTAGATATTGTTCAAGGAGAAATAAATCTTAGAACAAGAATTCTTTCATCAGAAGTCACGCTGGTCGATGGCCAGGATGAAATTGATACAACTATTAATTTACCTGCCGGCACCAAAGTCAAGGCCTGGAAGGTAGAAATACTAACTGCAGGTGGTAATGCGGCAAACATAACAGCATTAGGCCAGGCACAAGCAGTTGCAGCAGGAGCAAACATAGCAGACTTTTCTGGCATTTTTGCGCTGGCCCAAAATAGCGCTGCAGGTGCATCAGAACAAGGTACAGTTGCATCAGCAGGTGCAGCTGTCTTAGGTGCAGCAGATATTGATTTGTTTATGCAACATGCTGACCCAGGAGCAAATCCTCCAAAAGTAAGAGTCTCTATTATGATTGAAGAAATTATCTAATTTTTATTTAGACTTTTAATCTTTAAACCTCACTGTAGTAGAGATACTCTTTGAGGTTTTTTAGTATTTAAAAGTCGATAATTTGACTACTTACAAGTGTTTTTTATTAAACAGTCCTATAATTACTTATGTAAAGGATTTACAGGAGTTTTTTATGATAACGTTTGTTAGTACAACGCAACCAACACCTTTTGGTATTTTTGATTCTGATTCGCATTTTCAAGAAGATGCTGATGGTTTAGTGTTATATGTTAAACGTCGATTAGGTGATGACGTTTTAAGTGTTGAATTGACAAGCAAACAAATATGGGCAAATTTTGAAGAAGCTACACTAGAGTTTTCAAAGCAAATAAACGCACATCAGGCCGAATCTTATATGTCGAATATTTTAGGTTTAAGCACAGGACTTAATGAAACATTTAGAAAAAATGAAAATGGCCATTATTACTATATAGACTTAGGTCAAGAAGAAAATGATCTAATAGATGACGGCACAGGTTCTATCAATACAAGAAAAAATGTTCAAGTTTTAAAGATACAAGATGTTAATGATCCAAGGTTTAAGCTTCAAAATAAAAAAGCTACATATAAAATTGATGCAGGACAAATAGTAGAGCCTCGAGAGATAGTTTCTTTGCTTCAAGACGAATCTGCCAGTCCAGTTGTAGACAAGTTAAATGGCCCAAGTGGTCAAGAGCAAAAATTTCCTAGAGAAACATTAGAATATTTAATAAGAAGATCTGAACCTTATGCAAATGAAGCTTTTGTTGGTGGTGTAACTAATTCTATTAAAGGATTTATAAATCTTGATCATGACAAACAAGACTACAATGTGTACAAGGATATGATTATTGCAGGACCAAATGGAGAACAATTATCTCTACAAGAATTTGATGGTAGCGATGATCATTTATCTTTGTTCAATCCAAAGTTTAAAAATCAACTTCTTCCAACTGCTACGGCAACAAAAATAAAAATAAACGAAATATTTCATTTTTCTCCCCAAGCAGCATATAGATTTTTTGATACAACATCTGCAATAAATTATTTAAACAATCAGTTTTCATTTGAGTCTTTTACGCCTGAGACAGTTTTTTATGTCTTGCCAGTCTTTGAAGATTTGTTAAGAGCTGGCCAGTTAGACATATCAAATAGAGTTAGAAGAAGTAATTTTTCATATAAGTTACAAGGGCAAAACTTAAGAATATTCCCAAGGCCTACGCAAAGTAATCCTCTAAGTCTTTTTATTGACTTTTCGTTTCCCTCTGATCCATATAAACCTAACTTACCATATTCAGACGAGTCTATTAATGGTGTGTCTAATTTATCTAACGTTCCTTTTGGCAATATAAAGTATAGTGAAATTAATCAAATGAGTAGGCAGTGGATAAGACAATACACGCTTGCTTTATGCAAAGAAACGTTAGGATTAATTAGATCAAAATTTAGTAGTGTTCCTATTCCTGGGAGTGATGTTCAGTTAAACGGAAATGATCTTATTAGTCAAGGAAGAGATGATAGACAAAGACTTGCTGAATCACTGTCAGAAACTTTAGATAAGTTGACTTATCAAAAACTTTTAGAGGCTGATGCATCTCAAAGTGAGTCTATGAATACTATATTAAAAAGAATACCTGTTCCTAACGGAAGAGCAATAATAATAGGGTAGTAACATGGCAAGATTATTTTTAGGACAAAGAGAAGCAGACTTTTTTTCTGATATTTCAAAAGAATTGATTAAAGATGTTGCAGGGCAAAAAATATACTACTATACAGTGCGAGAAGATCTAAGTGATGTTCACGATGTATACGAAGAATCAATGCATAAAATATTTAATCCGCCTACTGAAATAGAGTGTTTAGTTGAATGGCAGCCATCTGAAGTCAAAACAACACAATTTGGGCATGAGCAAATAAAAACAATTTCAGTCTTTATGCACAATAGAGATGTTATCGATAGAGACTTAAATATTCAGCAAGGTGATTACATATCTTACGGTGAATACTTTTTTGAAATTACATCTATAGTTTACGACAAATTAGTTTACGGTCAAATAGAAAGAGTAACATCAATAAAGCTTGCATGTAAGCAAGCTCGTATTGAGCATATATTTAAAAATGCTATTGGCCCAACTTACGAAGCTTATGTCGAAAGTGATGCGGTTCAAGTAGAGTTTGAGCAACAAAGAGGACAAACTGAGTCTGATGTTCGTCAGCTCGTTAAAGACGGTGTACTTGAAGAGCCTATTTCAAAACCTAGAAAAGTTGCTAATGACGGAACTGTTAAAAGTGTAAATGGTGTAGGCTCTTCATTTTACGGAGATGATTAATGACTACAAGATTTGACAAAGAAAAAGAAGATAATAGCTCAATAGTCTTAGGATATGAAGGCTATTCTCATCCAGAACAATATACAATACCTTCTTGTGGACTAGAAGATTTAGACTATGCGGTGTTTAATCTATTTGACAATCAGCTTCCTTTATATTATGAACATCAGGGTCAACAGAAAAAAATACCTGTTATTTTCGCTACAGGCGAAAGGTTTGCAATTTTAAGAAGAAACAAACCCTTGACAGATAAGACTGGTGCACTTGTTTTACCTTTAATTTCTATTACTAGAACTTCTCTTGAGAATACTCCTCAAAAAGGAATGGCTAATAACCAATTGTTTCCTGAAGTTTTAGTTAGAAGAATATCAAAAGATAACGTAAAATGGCGCCAGAAAAACAATTTTGAAGGATTTGAAAGTTTAAACAGCACAAAGAAAACAAACAAAACAGAATATAATCTTGCACCTCAAATAAAAAACAATATTTATGAAACAATAGAAATACCTCCTGTCAAGTATTTTGGTGCAACATATGAAATATCTCTTTGGAGTTCGTTTACACAACAAATGAATGATTTATTGACTACTATTATGAGTGCTTATACAATAAATCCAGGTCAACAATTTCGCATTGAAAGTAAAAAAGGATATTGGTTTCCAGCTTTTGTAGAGAGTAACTTTTCTCAAGATACGAATTATGCTGATTATACTGACGCAGAAAGGTACATCAAGTACAATATGACTTTAAATGCAACAGGTTATATTCTTGCACCTAATATTTTAGGAGGAAAAGTTAGTCTTAAGTCTTTAGTAAGCGCACCAAATATTTCTTTTGAAACTCTTTTTTCAAACACAGATACTTCGCCAAACGTTGGTGGAATTTCTTCTAATGACCCTAACGCTAGAATATTAGATAATATTTTAACTGAAAATTCTCCAAATATTTCTCAAAAAGTAGGCTATAAAGCAATCGATTCTATTACAGCTTTAAATAGTTACGACAAATCTTCAGCACAAGTAACGGGTGAATCAGACTTGGAACCTTATGATACTTTTGGCAATATAAACACAAACGATACTAAAGTTAAAAAAGTAGCTATCGTTGACAAAGAAGGTAAAGTAGTTAATGTTAAAGCAAGCGTAAGTGCAAATGGTGAACTAGTATATGATCAAAAATACGCAGAAAAAATATTCAATATATCAAATTCAAACAATTAAAAGATATTTAGATAATAACTCGCATATTTATGTAACGTATTAGAAAATTAATTTTAGGAGAACTAGCATGGCAGAGCAGACATTTAAGTCTCCAGGCTTTTTTGAACGAGAAATAGAAGTAATCAAAAGGCCTATAGTAAAAAGAAATGATGTTCCAGTAGGTGTTATTGGAATGGCGCGCAGAGGACCTGCATTTGTACCAACTACAGTTTATTCTGCAGATGAGTTTGCAAGAGTTTTTGGGCGCCCAGATAGAAGAATGATGAGTAATCACGCAGTTTCTGAGTTTTTTAGAAATCAAGGAAAGGCACTTACTTTTTGTAGAACACTAGGTAGTGGTTACTTTGATGAAGGCACAGGTAACACAATTAACGCAGGTTTTAAATTTGTCTCTTCAGCAGCAAATAACAAAAAACACGGTTCAGTTCACTTTATTGTTGCAAAGCATCAATTAGCAAACTCTGAATTTTTATCACTAGGCAGCTTTAATGATAATGACTCACACACTACAAATATGGATAGTGACTCAGCTGGCGGTTTAGCTGGAGCTGCAGGTGATGGTGTAGTTGAGTTAATTAGAGCAATGATTTTTACTCACAAAGACTACGCAGTAACTGTAGGTTTGGAAGATAATGCAGACGATCACACAATAATAACAGACAATAAATTTACAATAAGATTAAGAACACAATCAGAAATTACTAACAACGAAGAAGGAATAGCATATTCTGTTTCTTTAGACCCTTTAAGAGATGATTACATTTCTAAAGTATTAAACATAGATCCTCTTTCTTTTGACGAAAAAAAGCACTATTTGTATGCAGACTTTCCAGTTGATGAAGTTGTTGCTAGTTCTGATACAAAAGCAGTTGGTGTTTTACACCCGAATGATACTTGGGACAGTAAATTTAACAATTTTCAAAGTAAGTTTACAACTCCAGAAACTCCTAGTTTTATATCGCAACCTTTTGGTGATAAAGAATATGATCTTTTTCATATTGAGTCTTTGGATGATGGTTCATATGCTTCGACAAAATATAAAATATCAATAACAGGACTTCGAGCTAGCACAGATCCAACTGATAATTATGGAACCTTTAACTTAACAGTTAGAGATTTGAGAGACACAGATGAATCTCCTATTGTTTATGAGTCTTATACAAATTGTTCTCTAAATCCAGTAGCAGATAACTACATTGCAAAAATAATTGGTGATCAAAAACTTTACTATAACTACGAAGCTGATGGTGAAGAAAAACGTCTAGTTAGAGAAGGAACTTTTAAAAATAAATCAACTCGAATTAGAGTTGTTATGAGCAGTGATGTTCAAATGCAAGAAGTCCCAGAAAAAGCTTTACCTTTTGGATTTAGAGGTGTTCCTGCACTTTTATTAAATGATGATGGCACAGATTCGAGTACAAATTTAAGAATGTCGTCTAATAGAGATATTGGCAATTCTGGTTTAGACCACGCTGTAATGCCTCCTTTACCTTATAGATTTAAAATAACTAAAGGCACAGTTAAAACTGGTCAAAGCTATGCACAAAATTATACGGGTCAAGCTTCAACAGCAGAATCAGTTGATTTAAATCTTCACTGGGGATTAATGACTACAACTATCGAAGATATAGACCAGCCTAATAGCGGAACTAACTTTAATTATTTGATAGAAAATTATACTAAGTTTTTAAGTGCTGATTATAGTGTTTGGTCTAAACAAAAAGCTGACAAGCATAATAATAATAAATTTAGTTTAGCAAAAGTATCTCTAAACAAAGATACTTTGTCCGATGTTGACGGTACTATTAATGATATATTTAAAGATGCAGTATATATTAGAAATGCAGATGCTGACAATAGTGTGATGTATGATGCATCTCAACATTTGGTCAAAATGGGTGGCGATACTAGTGATAGCTTAGCTCAAGATACTGATAGAGTTTCTTTGGCAAAGCTTTTAGCTGAAGATGCTACTAAGTTTAATAAATATAGTTTAGTAGCCAAATTTACTGCGCCCTTTTATGGAGGTTTTGACGGTCTAAATATTTTAGATAGCGATTCATATTATATGACAGATCTTGCTTCTTCGACCGAGCAAGACCTATACAGAGCTGATTTGGCTAACGGCAAAGCACACAGTGACGGCTTTAGCAGCGGAATAAGAGGCACTTTAAAGTCTGAGTCTAATCCTACTATGCAAGGCGAAGAAAACAAAAACAACGTTATTTCTTCATATAGAAATGCGATCGAAGTTATGACTGATGAAATGGTTGTTAATCATAACGTTATTACTGTGCCTGGCATAAGAGATCCTTTTTTAACAGACTACGTTAAAAATAGAGTAGAAGCTTACGGTAGATCAATCTTTTTAATGGACATTCCTCAGTACGACAAGCAAACTTTAAGAATTTTTGTTAGCGAAAGAGGCATTGCAGATGCAAGACCAGATGTTGGAGAAACATCAGCACAATTTGAGTTAAGAGAAGTTAATTCTTCTTATGTTGCCTCATACTTTCCAGACGCATCAGTATTAGATAGCAGTGACAGTGATGAAGGTTCAGTAAACGTTAGAAGATCAGTTAGAGTAAGTCCATCTGTTGTTGCGTTAGGTGCACTTGCCAAAACAGACGCAGTTTCTCAACCTTGGTTTGCACCTGCTGGTTTTGCGAGAGGTGCTCTTGATACAATTACTTCAATAGACGTAAGACTCAATGCAGAAGATCGTGATACTTTATATGAATCACGAATTAATCCTATTGCAAACTTTCCAAATAAACAGTTTGTTATATTTGGACAGAAAACAGCACAGCTTGCAAGAACTGCACTTGATAGAGTTAATGTTAGAAGATTAGTTTTAGAAGTTAAAAGGCAAATAGGCATAACTGCACAACGTTTGCTTTTTGAGCAAAATAATAAAGCAACTAGAGACTCTTTTGTTTCTACTGCATCACAACGACTTGCAGACATACAGCTCGGTCAAGGTATTGAAGATTTTAGAGTTGTAATGGATGATACAAATAACTCTGCTGAAGATGTTGACAATAATAGACTTAACGGTAAAATTATTATTGTTCCGACGCGTGCTGTAGAGTTTATTGCAATTGATTTTGTAATAACTAATGCAGGCGTTGAATTTCCCTAATATATAGATATAAGAATAAAAAACAGGAGACTATAGATATGGCTGGACAAGGCTCAGCAAGAGTAACTCTTAATGAAATAGATTTATCACAAGTCAGAGACCCAGAACAACTTCCTCAAGGTGCTCCAGCTGCTGTTGTCGGTCCAGCAAAACGTGGACCTGCATTTGTTCCCAAGACATTTGCAACAATACAGCAGTTTAACGAAACATTTGGTTCGTTACAAAAAGTAAGCAAAGACAGCAATGCTAATCTTTTTGGGCCTTTGGCTCTTAACGAATGGATGAGAAATGCACAAGCAGGGACTTTTTTGCGTGTCCTTGGTGTAGGTGATGGTAACGCAAAAGCATCAAGCGGCAGGGTAACAGATGCTGGATTTGTTGTTGGATCTAATACTACTTATGATAGTAATAACGAACTACAAAGAAACCCGTACGCAACGTCGTTAAATGTTAATAATGAAGATGCTGCACTTAAAACTGCAAGAACTCATTTTCTTGGCTGTTTTATGAAAGATCAAGGACAAAGCACATTTCTACAAGATGCAGGCATTCAAGCATCAGAAGGCCCCGGATCTATTAAAATACGACTAACAAATGACAAAAGACCTCACGACAATAGCACACTTAAGTTAACTTTTATTAACGTAGCATCACTAGACGCCACTGACAATAGGACTTTTACATTTACAGGAGACCCTACTGCCAACGACAATGTTAACAATGCAAGTGATCATATCGTAACTGTTTTGTTTGATTTAGCTACACTAATAGACACAGATACAACAGCTACAGCGGCACACTTAAATGCAACTTTAGTTCCAGATACACTAGACGCTAAGATTGAAAATATAGCAAGTGACGCGTTAGTACCAGGACTTAGATATAAAGTTACACGAGTTGATGCAAATGACTGGAGTGCTTGTAGTAATGCACAAAACTGGTTTGGTGACGATATAGCAAACGCAGCAGTAGGGGATGAATTTATTGCTACGTCGGTAGGAGCCAACGGAAAAGGTGAAGTTGAAACATCTCAAGACGAGGCAAATGCAACTTTAACGATCGTATCAGTTTATAATGCTGAAGCTACAAACAACAACGAAGTAGAATTTAATATAGTAACAAATCCTGATACTGACTTTGCTGACGTTTTAGTTGGTAGCAAGACAGCTTCTGTTGAATCTCAAGAAATATCATTTGGCGGCGGAGGTACTGAAAGTGCTTTTGCAGACATTCAATTTGCAGGCAACCCAAATGCAGATGATGCCTTAACAATTACAGCATTAACTAATGACGGAGATGGAAGTTTTACAGATAATGATGTTGTCTATACGTTTAAAAACGATTTGACAAACAAAAATGACAATGACAAAATTTCAAATGGCGATGTCGTTACAGACACGTACGAAGTAACAAATGCAGGTCAAGTTGAAGTTAAAATTGCAGAAAATTATACAGATACAGTTTTAAATTTAAAAGCTGCATTTAAAAGAGTTGCATCACAAGCAGGCACAGGCGCTGAGTCTGGTCAAGCAGCAGGATCTGGTACTTCTACAAATCATGAAGGCAAGTTAAATGTTTCTGACATTGATCAGGACTCTTTTAGAATTGTGCAAGTTTTAAAAGGAACAGTTGGAAGAAGTAAGGAAGATGGAGATGATCCGATTGTTAACGATGCGACCAATGTCACAATATTGGGTGCTAGCGATGCATCAAATACTGCTGCTCCAATTGCTAATGGTTCTGGTCACTACAAAGAAGGACAAGATGATTTTGCATCTCTAACTGTTACATTACTAGGACAGCCTAACAATGATGATCAAATAACGTTTGTTGTAAGAAATAGTGCAAACAACGGCAACTTAACTGAGACTTATGTTTTTAAGCCAGCTAATGGTAATGTTAATGCTAATGACGACGGTAGCAATAACACAATTGTTTTAATTGGCACAACTTTAGATGAAACACTGGTAAATCTAAGATCTGCGATTATAACTAATAGTGTAGCTGGCGATAAAATTAGAGAAGGTCTTAACACAGACGTCAACAATACTTACTCATCAAGTTTAGTTTTAAATGATGAACAAAACAGTTTGACTATTATTGCAAACGCAGCTGACGCTCAAAAAGGTGCACAGTCAAACTTAACACAGACTTTCGGCGTTTCTGATGCAGTAACACTTTCAAATATTGATGGTGCAAGTGTAGTAGGAAACTTTGGTAAAAAAGTGGAAAACTTTACAGGTGGAGGTGGATCTGCTGAGCCTGTTGTTCGTGGTGTTCTTATGTCACCTCAAGGGGTAATACCTACACTTAAAACAACAAACGCTGCTTATGATTCAAGTCCGACAGATGAAAATAGAAGAAAGTTAGTTGTTAAAGTTAACGACACTGATTTACTTGACTTTGGTACTGATGCATCTACTAACTTGATAGGATATCAAATAGGCAATGTAACAACAACAGATGATCAGACTTTTGAGCTAATATTAAATGGATTTAAGAGCGAAGAAAACTCTTCTTCTTTGATATGCTCTTTTAATCCAGAGAGCACTAATTATTTTGCTAAAGTTATGAATACTGATCCAGAAAAAATCGAAGAAAGAGGACATTATTTACATGCGCATTGGGATATTGATCCTAGAGTAGCAAAAGCTGATTTGAGTGGTGTTTTAAGTCAAGCAGGTAGTTTAATAACTAGTGATATGGCAGGATTCTGTATGCACTCTGTAGGAGATAGAGCTGTAGAAGGTGTTGTTGGAGGTGTTGATGTACCAAATACACCTGATTTTGAGTCTTTTGACTCAAGATATCGTACTGCTAAGTCTCCTTGGATTATGTCACAGAAAAGTGGCGGTTCTTCTAAAAAGTTGTTTAGATTACATTCTCTTGATGATGGTAAGTCTGGAAATGATAGATTTAGAATTTTAATTTCAAATATACGTTCTGGAGAAAACGCCAGTGATTTTGGAATTTTTGATTTAACTTTAGAGTCGTTTGATAGTGATCCTATAAGTGGAGAAAAGCTAATTCAATGGAGTAGTTTATCACTTGACCCAGAAAGCAAAAATTACATTGGTCGCGTAATTGGTGACAAGCATATGTATTATGACTTTGATAGATTACAAAGCAAGCAAAGACTTGTTGAAGAAGGTGACTATGAAGTTAGAAACAAATATGTTCGTGTTGAAGTATCCGTAGAATTGGAGACAGCTGATGGCGCTTCATGGGCAAGATCTGCTTTGCCTTGCGGGTTTAAAGAATATAAGACTCTTAATTTGTCGCCTAGAGCAGGATTGTTTGCTGAGCTTGGCACAGATCGAGAAGGCGCTGGCAGATTGCTTCCAGCAGGCTCCTTTAACTCGCTTAAGGTTTTACCTTTGCCTTTTGTAAAGCACATAACAAGAAAATCTGGATTAACAACAGAAACATCAGAAGCTTTGGCATGGGGTGTTAAGTTTGCAAAGAAGCAAAGAGATGAGCCACATCGAGAAATTGGTGAGATTCGTTTTAACCCAAGCATTATTTCTTGGACCAAGTTTTTTCCAGACATGGGTGCTTATCCTGTTTCTGTTGACTCTCAAGAAGAATTTTCTTTAGAGAACATTGCTTGGAACGAATCTGATTGGTCAACTTCTGAGTATGTAAGATCAGGAAATGTTAGTGACTTACCAAGTGGAAAACAATACTTAGAATTAGCTTCTGCAGCATCAAGTGGTCGCAACGTAAGATTCCTTAAGTTCCGTTGTATAATGCAAGGTGGTTTTGATGGTCTAAATATCTTTAACAAAGAAAAAGCCGCAATGAGTTCAATTGCAGCATTTAGAGAAGCAAACGAAGAAGTAGCTGACTCCAACGTGTTTACAGGTCCAACTATTGTTGCTTATCAAAGAGCAGTAGATGTTTTGGCAGATAAAAGTGCTACAGAATTTCAGCTATTAGCAATACCAGGCATACGTGAACCAGTAGTTACTGACTATGCAATTACTGCATGTGAGAGTAGATTTGATGCAATGCTTGTAATGGACATAGAAGAATATAGCAGACTTAATGCAGTTATTTTAGATGATACTAAACCAAGTGTTAGTAAAACAATTTCTAAATTCTCTGATAGAAGACTAGATACTTCATTTGCAGCTGCATATTTCCCAGATGTTATTATTCCTAGACCTTCTAACGGTTCACCTCTTCAAGTACCACCATCAGTAGGTATGTTAGGTGTAATGAGTCTTAATGATACACTTGCTGATCCTTGGTTTGCACCTGCTGGTCTAAGAAGAGGAAGAATAAGAGCACAAAACGTTAAAGTTCAAATGAATAGAGACACACTTAATGATCTTTACGATGCAGACATTAATCCTATTTATGAGCCGGCTGGTAGAAGTGGTCAGGTTTTTGCCTTTGGTCAAAAAACACTGCTACAAAATCAATCAGCTCTCGATAGAATTAATGTTAGACGTCTTTTAATTAACATTAGAAGAAAAGTTAAAGCAGTTGCAAACACTCTTTTGTTTGAGCCAAATAGAGCATCAACTTTAGCTAAGTTTAACGCTTTAGTTGATCCAATAATGTCAGAAGTTAAAGCTCGTCAAGGCGTTGAAAGATACAAGGTACAAATTGACACAACTACAACTACAGAAAACGATGTTTTAAATAATACAATTAGAGGCAAGATTTACTTGCAGCCTACTAAGTCCGTAGAGTTTATTTCGCTTGATTTCGTAGTAACAAACTCAATTGATTAATATATAGATATATAAAGAATTTTAGGAGAATAAAGAAATGGCAGAGACACTTTCAGTCACGGAAATGATTCCAAATAAGTTTGAGCCAAAAAGAAAGAATCGATGGATCTTTGCGATTGAAGGCATCGATGCTTTTCTAATTAAGTCAGCAGCTCGACCACAATACTCAACAAACGAGACAACAATAAACTTTATGAATAGCACAAGATACCTTGCAGGAAAGACAACTTTTAGTTCAATAAACGTTGTTCTTTATGATCCAATTGCTCCAAGCGGTGCTCAGCAAGTTATGGAATGGGTTAGAACTCACTTTGAGTCTGTTAGTGGCCGTAGTGGTTATGCAGATTTCTATAAGAGAGATTGTCAACTCAAGATGTTGGATCCTGTAGGTACTGTTGTTGAACTTTGGGATATTAAAGGCGCTTATCTTCAAAGTGCTAACTTTGGTGACATTGGATACGATGATGATGCGCCAATGGAAATTACTATGGAACTTAGATTTGATAACTGCGTACTTCAGTACTAATCTAATTGCTTGTTAGTTTCTGTTTAAACGCTAGCAGCAATTAACAAGCAATCTATATAATTTAATTAATTTAGACTAAAAAGTTTTCTAAACCTATTTATAAATACAAATAGACATAAAGAAAATAGGTTTTGCTAATGCGGTTAACAAACAATACACCTTACAGCGTCAATATAATAAAGTCAGATCAGGTAAAATCTGAAAAATTTTCTTCTTTAACATCTGATACATTGGGTATTGCTGGACCTTCTATAAAAGGTCCAGCATTTGTACCAAAAATAATAAGCGACTTTGAAGAAAATAGTTCTGCAACAGGAATCCTTAATACATTTGAAGACACATTTGGAAAAATAACTGACTATAAACAAATGCCTAACTCAATTGCAGCTGTTAATGAATGGTTTTCTCAAGGCGGTGCACAAGTAGCTTATGTTAGAATTCTTGGAGCAGGCAAAAATGGTATACCTAACGAACAAGGAATTGTTGAAGGAAGTGGATTTTTAGTAAATGATCTAGTCGTTAGCGGATCATCTACTCCTGGTTTTGCAGGAAACAATTCTTTTTCTACAAATAATAGTCAGGAAAACATGCCAGGTAAAACTGTTCTATTATCTTCTTTTTTCAAACAAAAACAAAAATATAAAGAAACAAGTGAAAACACAATACACATATCCTCATTTGACGACTATTTATCTCAGAGTAATTTAATACAAAACGAAGACGATATATGTGAGCTAATTACACATACTATTTTTTGCGCTCGAGGATGTGACATTAACATTGATGAGACTGAACTGGATACTCCTATTAGCATATTACATTTAAAAAACAATGATTTTAATACTTTAAAAGACTTAAGTGACGATAGAAGATTTACTCTAAATAATCAAAAGACTCGATATAGAGAGAAATATTTAAATACACATTATAAACACTTTTTAGATAAAGGTCATGTTGTTTATTCAAAGTTTTTACCTTTTCCTGCAATGATCAACAAACATGGATTAAAAGAAGCAGGAGATTTAAATGATAATTTTCATAATTTACTATTATCTACAAATGATTACCAACTAGAAGATTTTCAGAGTAAGTTTAAAACTGCTCAAACGCCTTGGATAGTATCACAACCTTTAAATAGAGAAGGAATTGAAGATAATAGAGAAAATTTAATTGAAAAATGTCTAAATTTATTTAAGATCTATGCAATTGATGATGGCACTGCAGGAAATAAATTTAGAATAAAAATAACACCTCAAGTCTTAGGTAATCGCAAGAATAAAACATTTTCAAAGTTTACTTTAACCTTGTCAATGTACAATAAAAACAACAACAGCTTTAAAAAATTATTGCAATATAGAAACTTAAATTTAAATCCTGATAGTAAAGACTATATTGCAAGAAGAATTGGTACTGAGCATGAATACTACGACTTTAATTTACAAAAAATTGTAAGTAAAGGTAATTATTCTTTAACTAACAATTACATTAGAGTAGAAGTTAATAAAAATATCGAGTATCATAAAGTTTCGATCTATGAAATTATTCCTTGCGGCTTTATGCCTTACCCTAAAATCGATTATAGTATAAAACAAGTGCCTTTGCACTATTCAACAAATCTTCTAAGAAAAAGTAGAATAGAAAAAGATTTGTCACAAAATTCTTCTTGGGGTGTTGCTTTTGATAATTTTAGTATTACATCACAGCAAGAAATTGTTGAAGGGCGTCAAGTTATATTTACATGTAGTTTTGATTCAGGATCATCAGAAGATCAAAAAGCACATTACTACGATTATACAAAATACTATCAGGATAATTACATACAAAAGAATAGAAATAACTGGCACTATGCAACAAGCTCTCAAGAAGATACTACAAATTCTTTTTTTCATCTTGAAAAAATACTATATCCAGACATTAACAGTATTGATAATGTTAAAAAATGGATATATGCAATATACAGAAAAGATGGTAAAAAAACTTCTGATATTACTTCAATAGGCAATAATATTTTTTCGTATAAGTACGTTGATATTGAAAAATTACTTAAATCAGACAGCACAGATGATAGTATAAATTCAGAATTTCTCTCGTTTGAGCTCTTTACATTTGGCGGTTTTGATGGTGTCAATTTACTAGACTACGATAAAAAACGAATGAATCAAAATGCTTTTGTCAAAGAGCTTGAAAACGAAGAAAACAGTGAAAATCCTAATAATAATAAGATGCCTACTTATAATTCTTTTAGAATTTCTCATAATATTTTAGTTGACGATTCAAATTGTGACATTGATATACTTTCATTTCCTGATGTTGGTCACCACAAGTTTAATAAAAGCATTTCAGTACTTTCAAATGAAAATAGAAAATATCTGTCTGTTTTAAATGTTCCAGAATTTTCTGCGTCTGGTATTTTAAAAAACTATGATTTTTATGATATAAATTATAATTTACCTGATTCACAAGAACAACAGAGTCTAAATGGATCAATTCAGCAAGATTTAAAAAATGGAACTAATGTAACAGTTGACAGTACAATTCAAAATAACTACAACAACAGATTTACTTTTAATGTTTGCAATACATTTGAAGCAGCTTTAAGATTTAATAGTATTGTACATGCTAGACACGTAATACAACCTTCAGTTTTGGCAATAAGAGCAATTGCAGGAAACATATCTTCTCCGTTAAGCATTAATAGAGTTTTTACAAATAGCGGTATAGATTACATAAAAGTTTATAATCTTAACTTTAATAGAAGAAATAATAATAATTTTGATAGAGTTGTTAAAAACTCTCTTTTAGGAAATACTAATATAAACTACATTGTCCCAGACACAATAGACAATCAGACGTTTTTAAATTTAAATTCACAAAATACTTCTATAAACTTAAGAAATAGTCTTTCTAGACACGCACATAATACTAGAATAGTGAACAATATTAAAAAAAATATAAAATACTTAATTTACTTAGAAGATATATTGTTTAATAATATTTCTAAAATAATTAATCTAAATAATTCTTTAAATTTTAAAATAGATGAATTATTAAATAATTACAAAGAAAACAACACAATAAAAGATTACTATGTAAGTTTTAACTCTGGGTCTTCTGATTCTGAAATTAGTGATGCATATAAAAATATTATGAGAACAAAAATAGCAATATGTCTATATGGTAACAGCACTGAAAATATTCAAGAATTTAGATTAGATGATTTATTTAATATTACACAAAATAATTTAACAGAAACAGCAGACCAAGATATAGTAATTAATACCATATAAAATACACTGGAGTAATTTAACAATATGAACAAACTAGATAAGCCTATTTCTCCTGAAGAGATTGACAAGAAGGGTCCTATCCAAATACAAAATGTTGCAAAAGATGAATTTGGATTAGATATTCCTGTAGAAAATGTTCCTTTGCCTTCTATGGGAATAATCTATAATAAGGATAGCTCACTTTATAACAAAGAAGTATTACAAATAAGACCAATGACAGCAAGAGAAGAAGATATTCTTACATCAAGAGCTTATATAAAAGATGGAACTGTAATATCAAAGCTTATCGATAGTTGTCTTGTTGACAAAACTATCAATTCAGAAGATTTAATTTCAGGTGATAGAACAGCACTTATGGTTGCGTTAAGAATTACAGGCTATGGTGCAGACTATGAAATTGAAGTATCTTGCCCGGAATGCGGTGCAACAAACAAGTCAACTTTTGACTTGGCTTCCTTACCTATCAAAAGACTTAAAGTAGAGCCTGTTGGTGATGGCGAAAACTTATTTGAAGTTGTTTTGCCTGTTACAAAAAAGAAAGTTCGCGTAAAGTTTCTTACAGGACATGACGAAAAAGAAATGATGATTATTAACGAAAGAAAAAAGAAAAAAGGATTTAGTACAGATACTTCTGTTACTGATAGATTAACTAGATCAATACAGTCAGTTGATGATATTACAGATAAAAATAAAATTTCATTTTTTGTTAAAAATCTTCCTGTTAGAGATTCTCTTGCATTGCGTAGATTTTTAGATAAACAAGAGCCGGGCGTTGAAATGAAAAGTAACTTAAGATGTAACAGCTGCTTTGAAGAAAGTGAGGTTGACTTACCAATTGGAACTTCGTTTTTTTGGCCTGACAGCTGAGAGTAAGCATTATATTTTAGAATATATTTACTTGTTAATTAGACATTTAGGCTTTACATATAAGGATGCTTATAATCTTCCTGTTTGGAAAAGAGATTGGTTTGTTAAAAAGTTTATAGAAGAAAAGGAAAAAGCACAAGAAAGACAAGCACCTCCACCAAGTAACAACGCAGCAGTTAATAGTTCTTCTAGAAGACTTTTTAGACAGTAAAAATATTTTTCGCATAATTATATAACAGTAAAGCTAGGAGCAACTAAAGTGGCTGACAATTCTAAGTTAATGCAACAAATGATTAAAACTCTTCAATCAATAGAGCAAAATACTTCTACTAGCTCTAGCAGCGGATCTGCAGGCATTAATAGTCAAATGTTTCAGGCAATGAATGCAGCGTCACAAATGATGAACTCAAATACACAAAGTGCGTCTGATAATGTAAATAGGTTTGTTGCTTCGCTAGACCAAGCTGCAGCTAGATTCAAAGATCAAGGAAAAATACTCGGCTTTATGACTACTTCCTTTGACCAAATGGATAAATTAACAGGAAGAATTTTTAGCAAAATAGGAAATAAAACTGGTATAACAAAACTATTTAAAGGTGTAAAGTCTGTTGGGTCTGGTATAAAAGAGTGGGGTTCTGCAATTAAAAATGCAGAAAAAGGCTTAGATAGAGTGTATATACTTGTCGACGGAATAACTTCAGCAATGGGAAGTATTATTGGAGGAACATTAAGCTTTGTAGGAAAAGCTATCGGCGGATTTATTAGCTTAGGAAAAGTAATTACTAACTCTATAGTGTCAGTACTTGGAAATGCATTGACCTCAATAACAAAATTTGCAGAGTTTGCAGTCACCTTGCCTATAGAAATTGCAAAAAAAGCGTCAGAACTAGGAGGGCAGCTGAGGCAAGAGCTGGTAGAAGTAATTGGAACTGCTGTAGAAAACACAAAAGAATTGTTTGACTTGGCATCAAACGGAGGCGATGCATTTAAAAAACTAGGAGGAATTGCAAAAGGATCACTACTCTCTTTTCAAAGTGTAAATAGTACGATGACAAAGCTTTTTGGTTATGGAGCACAAGGCGCTGCAAAGATGATTGCTGATATTACTAGAAATATCGCTGATATGGGAGTTTTTTCCGAAGTATTTGCAAAGTCTACGACAAAAAGCGGAAAATCAATTGAGTTTATTACGAGAATGACTAGAGGAATGGGAATGCAGGCTGCAGATCTTAATTATATTGTAGCTGAAGCATTTAAAAACGGTGAGCATTATTTTGAAACAATGACTCGTAACAAAGAAGAGCTTGATATAGTAAGCACTGAATTTGGTGTTAATAGAAAAAGATTGTCAGCAAATTTCTTTCAGCTTCGCAAAGACATTACACAGTTTGGTCATTTATCGGATATTGAACTAAAAAGGACAGCAGCATCTGCAATGCAATTAGGTGTAGAAATGAAAGATGTTGCTGCAGTATTTAGTAAGTTTAATACATTTGAAGATGCAGCAAACAGTGCAGCTTTATTACAACAAACTTTTGGAATGAATATAGACGCACTACAGCTAATTAGAGCTGAAGATCCTATGGAAATTGTTGAAATGTTTAGACAGTCAATGCTAATGACTGGTAGATCATTTGATGATCTTAACAGACATGAAAAATCTTTAATGGCTAGCCATACAGGAATGTCTGCAGAAGCACTTAAGCAAGTAATGAACTATAAAACGTTGGGCAAGTCCTACGAAGACATTAAGAAAATAATGAACGATCAAAAACCTGAAGAACGTCAAATTAGAGCAATGAAAGATATGGCATCTTCTATGGCAGAAGTTCAAAAAATTATGAACAAAAAAGACTTCTTTACAGCTTTCCTAGATGGTTTTTCAAAGTCAATTATGTATGGCACAACGTTTGGTGACGCAATGGCTAAAGTAAATAAAGCTATGGAAAACTTTTACGAAGAAGGTTTAAAGCTTGACGAACAAGGCAAAAAAAATCTAGAAGCAATAACAGCACCATTTAGCGGAATATTAGATGAAATAGTTGACATATTTAGTGTTAAAGGACTTAGAGGAATAATGTCAGAAGTTCTTGAAAATGTTAAAGAGTTTGTTGAAGACATAACAGATCCTACTCGGTGCTTTGCAGGTATATCTCGCAAATGGGAACTTAAAATAAAAGGTCTTTTTGACTTTTCACAATTAGCTGATGATTCGAGCTTCTTAGGAAGATTAGTAAAAGTTACAGGAAAAATTATTAAATTTGTGCTTAAGTCATTTGTTGCACTTGGGCCAGGATTAATTAAAGTTGTTGGTGATGCGCTATTATCAGTTACAAGCTTTCTTAGAGATCCTAACAAGTTTGTGCTAAGTGATACTGCTTTAAATATAGCAAAGTTCTTAGGGTTTACAGACGCTGAATGGGCGTGTTTTAAAACTGACATGGGTATTGCCTTAGCAGACATACAGGAATACTTGCTTGGCGTTGAACCTTCAGGAGGAAATCCTGGACAAAAAGGTCTATTTAGCAAACTTTTTGGCGAAGGTGGTGATGCAGGAGGTATTCTTGATAATGTAAGCACACAGCTAGGAAAAATGATTAAAAAAGCTTTAGGCATTGCAGAAAAGGATGACTTTTTTACATCAGTAGGACAAAAGATTGTTGACGGCATGGTTGCTGCAAAGGAAAAAATAAAAGAGCTAGTTAAACCTTTGATGGATGGAATTAAAGAGTGGCTCATTAAAAATACAGACTTTGGTGCAACAATGTTTTCTACTCCAGGAGATTCTAGCGCTCTTGAGATAAAAGAAGGTGATTCTATTACGACTAAGGCAGTCAAAAGGTACAAGAAAGGTGGTGCAACTAAACTACTCGCAGAAAGTGCAAAAGATACTTATCGTGGTGCAACAGGTTTACTAGGTAAGATTCCTTTAGTTGGAGGTGCTTTAGAAACAGTAGCAAATTTACCTATGGACGTAATTGATTATGGTTACGGTGGCGAGTTAATGGCTGGTGCAAAAGGAGCAGTAAAAGCAGGAGTTGCAAAGAAAGCAGCAGAAGAAGCTGCAAAGAAAGCTGCAGAAGCATCTGCAAAGAAAACTTTCACAGAAGCTGCAAAAGGAGCAGTTAAAACTGGAGCAAAAAGTTTAGGCAAAGGAGCAGCTAAAACTGTTGCAACAGGCGGTTTAAATTTAGCTGGAAAATTTGCATCAAAAGCGTTAGGGCCTGCTATATCAATACTTTCTGAGTATGCTGAGAGCGAAATGAATATGAATGAAGCTCTTCAAGACCTAGATAAAAAATTAAAAAACGGAGAAATTTCTCCTGCACAATACAAAGTCATAAGCGAGTATATGCAAGAGCAAGAGACAAAAGGAATGTTTGCTCGAGCTGGTGGAGGTATGCTTGCAGCTGCTCTTACTGGCGCTGCGTTAGGTACATTTGCGCCTGGTGTTGGTAATCTTGTTGGTTTTGCTGCAGGTGTAGGAAGCTATATGCTAGGTAGTGCAGCTTCTGAGTATGCTTTTGATACAGAATCAGCGCAAGAAGCGATGGCTAAAAAACTTGCAGAAATGCAAGCAGCTGAAACTGCTTCAGTAGGAACAGCAGATCCAACAAAAGCAGTAGCTCAAGTAACAGAGCAAGTAAAGCAAGCACAGGCTCAAGCAGCTGCAGAAAGAAAAACTGAAAGAGAAGCTGAATTATCGCATGTAGCTGATAGATTTGTTCAAGTAAGTACAAATCAGGCTGACTCGCTAATGAACGCAATGTCTAGAGGATTTGAAGGTATGCATGTTATGTTTGATCAAGAGTCAGTAGGCAGAGTAATTGTACCTTATATGACAGAGGTTCAAGCAAGACATGCAGGAAATGCAGCTACAAACCCAAGTCATAAAACGCCAGGAACTGGTAGCGATAGAGCTGCAGTAGCACAAAATAGTTCAGTAGGATCAGCTGCGCCTGCTTAATTTAATCAAAAAGGAAAACAATGAAAATTCAAGATGTTAAAAAACAATTATTTGATGAAATGAAGCTGCCAGATTTGCTTGCGCAAGCACTTTCAAAAAAACTTGATATTCCATATGAAGAATTGGAAAAGTTAATACAGCAAAAATTTCAAAACAAAATTAATGAAGCTTATAGCTCTTTGCCAAATTTAAATAAAATAAAAGATTACAATGTTGAAAACAACATGAATATTGATGAATTTATCGAAGGCAAGAAAATTATTAAAGGATAAGTTATGCCAAAATATATTTTAGATATCGACGGTAATATTAAAGATCTCAGTAATGGTAATGAAGACGTACCAGCAATTAATATTGCCAAAAAGTATGTTGGGCATGGAGAATCAGTTAATCTTGTAAACTTAAGTAACACTACAGATAACGTCATTACAGATAACGAATTTACTAAGACTTTTTTTAACTTAGCAAACGTAAATCTTCCAATAGGAGATTTATTAAGTGATGATGTCGGGTTTCAGTCTTTAAATAAACATACAATTACTGAAACTAGTCCACCTGATCTTCAAGACGGATTTGTAAAAAGAGATAGAGATAATCCTAAAAAAAACTTTCTGCTTAATCCATCATTTGGAGCTGATAATCCGCAAACTTTTTACAATAACTTTAGTGACTATTTAAATAAAGGTGACATATTTGCAACAGAATTAGAAATAGCTGCAGGTGCTGATTTTAACTCTGCAGGACTTAGAGACATAACTCGACTTGTATTTTGGCTCGACTATCTTGTTGAAAATATAGTTTATATTGCTATTGTTGAAGCTTTACTTGGTACAGAAAATTTATTAGGATCTGACGAAGGTGCATATACTGCACAAAGTTCAAATGGCGAACTAGGTAACTATGGACCAAAAAACTATACAGCAATTACAAAATATTTTCGAGAAGTTTTAAACTATCCGTCGCAAAGTAAAGAAAGTGTAGGGCTTAACGATAGAATTGGTGCGTTCTTTATTGGTCTTGCTCTTTTTGTTAACGCAGATGACTCTTCTAACTTTTTAAAAGGTTATTTAAAAGAAGCTTCTTTTGGTGCTAGAACCACCACAGCAGGTGCAAACCTTGTACAAGATTTGTTATATTACTTGGCAGACAGTCTTTTTAGTTTAAGTAATATTGGAAATAATAGACTTTTGATGCTAATTAGAAGATTTCATCAAAAAGGTGATTGGCACCAGAATCAAATATATAAAGCAAAAAGTCTAGACAAAACAAAAGAAAACATTGTAGAAAAATATCTCGTTCACTTAAATCACTATTATTTTAAGTTTTTAGTTGAAAGAATGCATGTTGGCCTTAAAACTGTTCAATATTATAGAGATAAAGATAGCAGAATTAAAAAATTTCATAGAAGTGGAAGATTAAAAGATAGTAGAAATAAAGCTTTTGGGTTTTCTGCTTTTAATAACTATACTATTTACAGAGACAAATATCCTGATTACTTTGCTCTTAATTCTGAAACATTAAAATTTGGAAAGCTCGATACAGCAGAACTTCTTTCAGAAAAGCAAGCGCTGTATGGCGACAATGTTGGACAGCAAGTGTATGATGCTTACAATGACAAACTAAGCAGAAGACAGTCTATGTCAAATGCTTTACTCCCGCAAGCTTTAATATATCCTGATTCTTTAATTAGAAGCAACACAGTTAAAAAACATTCTAGATATCAAGCTGGAGAAGCATTATGTGAAGATATAGTAAGAGGGTATTTTTTAAGAACAACGAAGCCACAAGAAAGAATTAGTCAAAAAGCAGTCAAACAAATTGAAGATTACTATGAAAAAGAAATGATGCCTTTTTATATTCAAGATGTAAGAACTAATGAAATCTTAGGCTTTCATGCTTTTATTGATTCTATAACGGATAATTTTAATGTAAATCATAATGCGACAAAAGGATTTGGCAGAATAGAAGACGTTCGTCATTATGTAGATACTACTAGAAATGTTAATATAACTTTTACTCTTGCTGCAATGTCCAAAGAAGATCATGATTTAATGTGGTATCAAATAAACAAAGTTGTTGCTATGTGCTACCCTCAATGGTCTAGAGGATTTAAAAATCAAGAAAAAGATCCTGAAGGCTTGAAAGGTTTCGAATATCCTTTTACACAAGTTCCAACCGCTTCTCCTCTAATAAGAATTCGCCTAGGTGATGTCTTAAAATCAAACTATTCAAAGCACTCACTGAAAAAAATACATGGTGCAGGAAATGGTAAGCAAGACACGTTTTGGGGAGGACAAGGATCTATATATGTGAAAGACAAAACTCAACAAATTCGTATTTTACCAGGTGTATATAGAAATAAAAAAACTGGTGAGTATAAAGAGCATGAAGAAGTAGTATTAGTAGACGACAGTAATAATAGCAACAGTAATAATAGCAAAGGAACATATAACTCTCTTGACGGTCTATATAGATTTTTTCATAATAAAAAAAACAGTCATTTGGAAAAAGTTTCAAATAGCTTTTCAAATATGCGTCCAAAGCCTGGCAATAGATTTATGAGTTTCTTTTTTGGCGATGATGAGTATGAAGTTGATAATAAGAGTCTTGTATTTGAAAATCCTAATTATAACGACGTCAATGATCCACAAAAAAGCAATAATAAAAAAAATAAATTATTGATTTCAGATTATGAGGAATATGTTAACGCATATGATAGCGATCGCGAAAAAATAAACAACCCAATTACAGCTGCGTATGAATCAACTTTAGGTAGAGGTTTAGCAGGTTTTATAACAATGTTGGACGTTAATTATCAAGATCAATTATGGGAAACAGAAGTAGTAGGTTCAAAAGCTCCTAAGCTAGTTAAATTAACAATTAACTTTGCACCGACTCATGATATTGCTCCAGGATTAGATGCAGATGGTGCGATGAGAGCTCCTGTTTACAATACTGGAAGAATTGTTAATACTATATACGGTGACGTGTATGATAATTCAACCATGTCACCTAAAAATACAGGTTATCCTAACGAACACAGCAACGGAACTTAATAATGGCATTGAATAGATATATTAATTTAGAAGGAAGTGAAATAGCTGTTAACAGCTATATTTACAAGGCAGTTGTGGACGGTTCTTTACAGTTTGAAGAAATGACAACAGTTGAGGGTGATCGTCTTGATTTGATTGCACACAAGTATTACTCTAATGCTAATTATTGGTGGGTAATAGCATCAGCAAGTGGTATAGGATGGTGGTTGCAAGTTCCAAGCGGTGTAGACTTAAAAATACCCCTCAGTATAGAACAAGTAGAGAAAGTAATAGAAAGAATTCGATAATGGCTCCAAAATCTACAATTTCTCAAACAGTTGATAAAATTAATTATAAAATTTCTCAAGATGTATTAGAAACCAGTAATACTAGCAGAATTTTAAAAATGATGTCTAAGTCAGAGTTTCTTAAAAAAACTTTGTCGCAAGATAATCAAGTTGACCAAAATATTAAAGACAATACTAATATCTTCTTAATGCTTTCTTATCTTTTTCAATCAATTACAAATAAAGGACTTTATACACACGAAATAGTTAATTATTTAGTTGATGAAATTGACAAAATAGTAAAACAGGATCAAAAGCTTAAAAATGCTTTACCTGAGCTTCTTGCAGAATATATTACAGTCATTCATATGGACTACTCAAAAAGTTTTACTAATAATAAGTATAAGCATGCAAAGTTTTTAATGAATAAACAATTTGCAAATTCATATTATGAAAAAATAAACACAGAACAAAATAAGTCAATTGAAGAATCATATAACCTAAATAATTTTCTTAATTTTAACAGTTCAAGTAACTCAATAAGTGCAGTTAAAAAGACAGTAAACGTACATAAAGCAGACGGTAAAGTTGTAGATCCAACTAGAGAAGAGCCGTCAATATCAGCAGTGCTGTTAAATAGTGATTATTTGAGGTGTGGCGCAAAAAATGCGCTAGAATTATCTGCTTTTTTTAATATAATTCCGACTTTAGAATACGCCAAAGCATATCCTTATTTTAATGCATCTTTTATTCTACCTTCAGTTTCTAAATCTGATGTTACACAAGTTTTTAAAACAGCTACATTAAATCAATTTATGTTTGGTTCATTGCCTTCAAGTGATGTTACAGAAAACTATAATTCTTTTGAAAACGTAATTGTTAATGATCAAGATAAGATAGGAGTAAAAACAAATCTTTCAGTGTTTACTTCACCACAAACCATGGTTAACATGGATGAAAAAGTAGGACATAACGACTACGTGCAGGCAGATCAAAATCAATTACGTATTACATCTATTCATGATAAAACTAGACCTTTTATGACTTTAAAGACTTTTACTATTGATGTTTCTCCAACACAGGGTTTAATGTCTTTTAAAACAGGTAAAATGTCTTTAGTACTACATGATAGAACGAGAATGACAGATATTGCACCTTTTATTAAACCTGACTTGTTTGGATCTTTTGGCGCTGAAATACTTGTTGAATATGGATGGAAGCATAATCAAGGCGAAGAAAAAGATAATTTTGGAAACTATAAAAACCCGATTGGCTCGTTTTTAAATTCATCTCGGACAGTTGAAAAATATATGATTACAAATTCACAGTTTTCAATTGAAAGCAACGGACAAGTAAACATAAACCTTTCAATTGCAATGAAAGGCCCTATTGATATTCGACAAACTGAGATTTCTGCAGATTCTGAAAAAGCACTTCAAGAAAACAAGCTTTCTTTAGCAACTTCTGCTTATAATAATAACAAAAACAGCTTTTTTCGAGCAATTAAATTACCGTCATTTTTAGCAAGTGATACTGATTTTAATCAAGCAGTAGCACTTTCAGCACCTGTCTATAAAAAAAAGACACTCAACGCGGAACAAAAAAGAAAGCTTGAAAAATTTAAAACAGAAGCGAGTGGTTTAGCAGGTTTTTTGAAAACAGTTACTTTTGAGTCTGGCAAACTTACATTTAAAAAGGAGACTTTAAAAAGAAGACAAACATTACTTGATAAATATTTTGGAAAGACTTTTACTAGTTTATTAAAACAGTCGTCTGATAATAAAAATATAGTATATACAAACGCCGCATTACAGGCAGACCCTGAAAGTCAGATTACAGCTTTAAGATCCACTTTATTAAATATTAAAAAAACTATTCAAAGCATTTTAGATGACGATGAGAGAAGAGAGCAAAATGTTAGGTCGTACGTTGAGTCACTAATCGGGGGAATAACAACAGATTATTTTAAAAGTAAACTCTTGTCAGATACAATTAGCAAGTATAAAAAAAAAGAAGAAGCAAAAGACATTGAGATAATTGGCGACAATTATGTTACATTAGGAGCAATTATAACGTCTTTAGTTGGAACGCATATGTCTTCAACAGGTAAATACAACGAAATTCAAATGGTTTATCATACTGTAAATAAGCAGTGTGGTTTGGCTTCCAGAATATACAGCAAAGAAGGTGTGACCTTAAATATTGCATCAATACCTGTAGAAAAAAACATGTTAGAAGCTTTTTTAAAGGATCTTTTTACTCAAAAAACTGTTTTAACATTAGAGTCTTTGATAAGTCAAATTATTGTAAAATTTGTTATGACAAAAGACAATCCAATGTATGGTTTATCTGACTTATATAGAAGAAAAGAAGAGTACAGTGACCCTGTTAAGCCAGTGTACAAAAACAAAAAGTTTAAGACAAGAAGTTCTTTGAAAACTCCTGAAGACAGGCTAAATTATTTTTATTACGGCTCCGACAAAGAAATTTATGATGTTGACCCAAAAGTCATACCGCCTTCAATTCATTTAAGTTTTGATACTTTAGCAAGAGCTAATTTTGAAGGCAGCGATACAAACTATGAAGATACAATATGCCGAATTAACATTTATGATAGAAATGATAATCCATATCAAGAGCTTTCTACGCTATATAACGCAACTGTAATGGGTCAGAGTAATAACATAAACAGTACTTTAAAAAAAGCAGCAACTTTTTTACAAAAATACAACCACATTGAAGAACTTAAAAAAAGTCTTGCCAAAGCGAAAGACAAAAAACCTATCGACAAAAAACTAATTAAGTCTTTAAAAAGTAGAATAAATGCAGAAATTATTGAGCTTGGCGGTACTGATAACGTAGGTCAATCAGCAGCTGCGATTGATAGTAGAATAAAGAAATTTATTGTTGCTTTAACTGACGATTCAGATGGAAAAAGACCTATATTTCAAAAAATTATAAAAGACAATAAGACTTTTTACACTTTAAATAGAAAAAATATTGGAGAAATTAAAGAAAAATATAAAAAAATAATACCAACAGCAACTTTTGCCACACAAAATACATCTCTTATAAATGCGTCTGTTGCAACTGTAAATGAAGGAAAATTAAATACAGTTTATATTACAAGAGCTGACAGGAATGATCAACAAAGACTAAACTCAAAAGTTGTAGTAGATATGCCTTTAAGAATACTTCCAGCTCAAGCTAGCATAGAGGTTTTTGGTTGTCCGTGGATTAATTTTGGACAATTTATATTTTTAGACTTTGAAACAGGCACAACTATTGATAATACTTACGCAGTGACAGGAATACAGCATACTATAAGCCCAGGAGTATTTAGAACAAATGTTTCTTTAAGCTATGGTGATGTTTATGGCAAATATCAAGGGTATGCAGATGTGTTAAGTCAATTGCTGCCAGAAGATGTTTCAGGAGATGCTTCAGAAAATGCTCAGCCCAAGGCTGAAGAAACTACAAAAAAGCAAAAACAAAAACAAGCGAAAGCTGTAAGACAAAGCAATACACAACAGACTGACTCAACTGAAACAGGTAATCAACCACAAACAACTGCAGCGAGCACTACAAGTGGTGAGAATCAATCTGCTGATATCTCCCAGGCCGAGTCTGTTGATCAAAGTCCTACGCCTACTGAGAGCGCGACCTCAGAAGATTTGGGGGCTGCCGAAGAGACAGAAAAAACTGGCGGCAATCAATTTGTTCAAAGACCAATATCTCCATCTTCTGCTATACCTCAGGCAATAATTCAAACAAGCAGTATAGAGGAAAAAATTAATGCTTTCCTTGAATTATATCGAATCGGATTCTCACAAGAGCGCCTGATACATTTTGATATAGCAGAAATAAGTGTGGCATATTTACCTGAGAGACATTTATTTCGCAAGACTCAATTTAGTAATAGTAATTGGAATGATTTTGATAAAATAAATGATAATAGGCTTTATTTGAATGCACCAGACTACAACAAAAGTAAAAGGTATATAAGCTATCAAAAGCAAGGAGATTTTGAAAATATTAAAAATTATTACACCGGTGTTTTTCAAAACTCAAAAAACGATACAATAACTATTTTAAAACAAGCAGCACAAAATCAATCGACAACAAAAATTACTATAAAAAATAAAAATCAAAAAAATAATACAAGTTTACAAATTAAATTAAAAAATAACGATATACTTAAAAAAATTGAAACTTCACAAGAAGAAGCTGTTGATGTGGGATATTTACTTTCTGTTTTGATTTCTATAAACAAAAATAGATTAAAAAATGCTATTGTATTAAATGACTTATTTTTTAAAAATATTAATGAAACTTTTGCTAGTATATCAAAACGTTCTAGTTTTGTAATACCAACACTTATAAAAGAAGATTTTTACAAACGACTTGACTCAGATTGGAAAAAAAGAAATAGACTCTTTTTGCTGAAGTATCAAGAAAAGTTCCTTGAATTAACTTCTGGCGCTGAGAAACAATTTTATAATAATATTAAAAATAATACAGATTTTAAGTATGACTTAACAACGTTATATGTAGTTATATATTATGGTTCGGAAGGTAGAAGTTGGGTTCAATATGAATGCAATCTTGAGTTTAAAGATATTGCTATACTTGGAGAAACTGAAGCGAATTTTATTTTTGATAAATCAAGAAGCAATCATACTACAATCAACGTTAATCACTATGAAAGAATAGGAAATATACTTTATTTAGGAAAAGTTACAAGCTTTAAGTTTAAAAAAATAAGTGAGAACATGTCAGACTCACAGTCTGGGAATTATATTAATTACTTATCTATATCAAATTTTAAAGTTAATAATGATTTATTAGATTTAGCTCGTAATAATTCAAATTTCAAAAGTCAAGGCAAGTTCAGAGCCTTCGATATTGGAGCGAGATATGCATCGTGTATACAATTTTTTAGATATGATCATTTCAACAATATTCTTGGCAAACCAAGCACCCAGAAATCAAGGAATGGCAACGATAATATTGTCTTTATTGAGCCAAATGATAGTGAACTTATGGAAAATTTAAAAAGTGTATTATTAGACAATTTCTCTCCAGCCCCCACCATGCAGTCTAAGAAATCAGAAGAGTATTACAGAACACGTAACTTAAGAATTAAAAGTTATTTTGCAAATGTTATTTATGACGTTTTTGAAGTAATGAGTCGTTTTATAGATGATGGATTAAGAAATTATATTAGTTACCACGAGAGTGCAGATAAACGAGCTCGTAGTGAAATGTTAAGAGCAATTTATGGTGATGATCTGAGGGGTGTACCTCCTCAAAACTTCACTGATGAACAAGTAAGGCATTGGAGGGAACATAAAAAAATAATTAAAAAATAATATTTTGTTATTTAGTCGTGTAAACTTTATTTTTTTTATATAATATTAATATATGAACGTATATAATAAGATAAAAATTAGCAATATTTATAATATAAAAAATCATAAAGTTTTTCAAAAATATATTAAATTTACTAACAATTATGTAGACTTTGTAGACTTTAAAAACTTACTTCCGACTTCTGTATATGATACATTTATTAAAACAGTAGATAATGATTACTTAAAGTCTCAAGAATTAGATTCAAATTGTAACTTTATACAGTTATACAACCAACACAGTTTTTTGTTAGATAAAATCAAAGAAGCTAAAATTAACAAGTTAGCTTATAAAGCTTTTCTGGAAATAGAAAAAAACGATACTGTTGTTTCTATTTTAAAAACTTTTCGACCAAAAAAGTTTTATGCTGATCGGGTTAATTACAAATTAAACAGTAATGTAACGGGTAGGTTAGTTGTAAAAGAAGGTCCTAATATTTTAACTTTGCCAAAAAGATGTAGATCAATTATAGAGTCTAGATTTAAAGACGGTAAAATAGTATGTATTGACTTTAATAATTTAGAGCCTAGAATATGTCTAAAGCTGTCTGGTAAAGATGCGGGTAAAGACATTTATTTAGAGATAAACGACTTATTAAGTTTTGACGCGGATAGAAGTGTTATAAAAAGAGCTATAATATCTGTTTTATATGGGGCCAGTTATAAATCACTTGACAATATATCAGCAGCTAGATCTTTAGAACTTTTTGAGTGTGTAAAAAATTATTTTGATATAGATAATGTTTTAAAAATAGCTGAAAATATTGACAGTTTCGGTATTAGAAGAAATTATTATGGAAGACCTCTTTGGAATCTAGAAGAAACAAAAAGTAATATTATTTTAAACAATTACGTTCAATCATCAGCTGTAGACTTGGCACTAAATTACTTTTATCAACTAACAAATAATATAGATATAAACTTGGCTGTGCCAATTTTTATATTACATGACGCTATAATATTTGATGTAAATAAAGAGTATGAAGAGGCTTTAGAAAAAGAAGTAAAGCTTGGATATCATGATAAAAATTTAGGCTTCTTTCCTCTTTCTTTAGACATATTTAATAATCTATCTTAGGAGAACTAAAAATGAACATAAAAGAAAGCACATTACACCAAATAGCAGCAAGGTATATTTTAGGAGAAGATATTGAAATAAAAATTTCTGGTACAGAAACACAACTACATTGTCTTCAGGAGCTCTTAAATGTATCAAGAGAGCTAAAACAGACACTTGATGAAAATAAAAATTTAGAAAAAGTTAATTTTTTAATTAAAGAAAAAAAAGAGTTAACAAAACAATTTCAAAACTTAACAGGCATGACTTGGTTTTTATAAGGAAAATAAATGTATAAACAACGTGACGTTGAATTGTTATGGCAAAAGTATACAAAACTATTGAAAGGACTAAAAGATCAAAACGTAGATAATCTAATAGAATCCTGGGATCAGAGAATTATTATGTCTTCTTTTTCCTTAAGAGAAAAAGAGCCATTTTGTGGAATAGGAGGATTAGTTGAGTATTCTTTAGAGCTAGCCAAAGCAAGCAATAATATTGCTAAAGCATTAAACTATGATGTTGCAAAACATTCTATTATAAAATGCTGCTTACTTTCTATATTGGGTAGAGTAGGAGATGTAAATGAAGATCGATTTAAAGAATGCACTTCTGAATGGCATCAAGAAAAATTAGGACAGTATTTTGATTGGAATGAAAATTGTCCTAAGTACTTAGTAAATGATATGACTTTGTTTTTATTACAAAATAACAATATTTATTTAACTTGGGAAGAATGGCAAGGTATTAGCTTGCTAGGAGATTTATCTTCAGATAATAGCAAGTTTTATAGTACACATAAAAGTCGTCTTTCTTTAGTGCTGCAACTTGCTTATGAGTCGACGCTAAAAGACGAAAAAGACAAAATTGATGGAGTATATACTGTTCCTTTTTAATAAATATATAACAAATAAAAAGGTATAAACATGCAAGATATATATAAAAAAGTTATTGAGCGATTATTGAGAGAAATGAGTGTAGCAGGAGTTACAACTCCTGTAGGTACTGGACCAAAAGCAGGCTCAGCTGGAAGAAACGTTTATAAAAAGTCTACTGCAACAGACAAAAAGCATAGAACAAAAGGTAAAAAGAAAAAAATCTATACAAGATCTGTACAGTGGTATCTTAAAAACGGTGGAGAAAAAGGTAGAAAAAGATCTTTAAAGGAAAGCTTTAACTTTCTTTTTGAAGCAAAAAAAACGCCACAATTAGAAAATCTTTCTAAAGACCAGATTTTAGCTTTTATAGAACATATGTTAGGTAATGCTGTTGAAGGTTATCAGATAAGTATGACAGAAAAGTTTAGTGGACAGCACGTTTCAGTTTTAGTAGGTCCAGATGACTATAAAAAAGATAAAAAAACAAATCAAATTATAAATACAGGACCACAAATTTTCATTGCGACAAAAAAATCTTTTGATAGGGCAAAGACCGACAGGTCAAAAAAAGGCTTGCCGGTGACTAATGTTGATGTAATGAAAACAAAATACAGCGATTTATATACATACGATGAGTTTAAAAAATCAAAATATCGAAGATATGCAGGATACAACTGGTACTTATTTTTAAATAGAAAAGGAGCTTCTAGTAGTATCTACAATGCTTTTAAGTATTCTTACCCACACAAAATGCCAAAAGGAACTTATAAATACTTTGGCGTTGAATCACTTAAGTCAGATGATAGAAAAGGTGATTATATATCTTACAGTATACCTGGAAGAAAAGAATACGCTGTTGTATACTCAGGAGACTTTACTGAGTCTGATGCTGAAGCAATGACAAATCCAAAATACAATATTTACTTTATGGGCCCAGAACAAGCAGTAAGACTGCCAGAAATTAACCAAGAGTTTATTGATGTACTTTCGTCTTTAAGACAACAAATTCAAGATCATTCGTCTGGATCATTTAAAAAATTTGTTACAGAAAATATAAAACCTCAGCTAACTGAATTAATTATAAATTCTTTAAGCGGTTCTTTGATTGCACCTAACTCTCCTTTTGAAGGTCTTTTTGTTTCCATCAAAGATCAGATAGGATTTAAAATACCTAACCCATCTTATGGTAATTTACAAAGAATTCAAGCACCATTTGCAGCAGCATTTGAATATAAATCAGTTGATCTTAGAGCAGCATCACAAAGTTTATTTGAAGTTGCTGAAGCAATTAAAATGCAAGATATAACTTTAACTACTAGCGATCAAATAAAAAAGAATTCTACTGGCTACAATATTTTAAATTATGCAGTTACACTTGGAAACTTATCATTAAGATCTGGCTTAAGAGTTTTCTTTACTCCTGAAAGGTTTCAGGCATTTACTAATGACATAGCAAGTCTAATAAATAATCCAAGTAAAAGTTTGGCCGGTAAAATTATAAAAACAATGTCATCTTCAGTTCAACGCAATTACGATTGGCATGTTGTTAATTCTGGTGACAGTTATAACAACCCGAATATTACAACTATAACTCAAGCTTTTGATGACTTATGCACTAAGATAGAAATATTAAAAGAATATAGAAAACAAAAAGCAAAAGAAGAATTAGAGTTAGAAAAATAAAAATAAAAAAAATTAATGTGTAAATATTAAAATTATATTATATTATACGATCACAATTGGTGATCACAAAACAAATTAAAAAACTAACCAATTAAAATTTAAACAAATACAAAATGAAAGGTAATTAATACTTATGGCTATTGATCTAGCAGCAATTCGCAAGAAACTTGGACAA